TAAATGCCTGCTGCAGAACCATTTGATTCTTTTTTCATGCCTTGTGGTTTTAAATGAGCGTATTCTGCAATACCTTCTGGAATAGGCGTAGGTTCAATTCCTAATGGAAATTGACCTGAACCAAATAAAACTTCTATAATTTGTCCAAAAGAAGCTAATACCTTTGTTTTTGTAATTTTAACAAAAACTTTTGACTTTTCCTTTTCTGTAAAAGCCATATCATTTCCATAGATTCCTCTATAGTTACGATAAGCCTTTAACCATCGTTTCTCATCAAATTGACGAGCATTCTCTGATTTTTCAAATCGTTTTTTTACTGTTGCTGCAAGATTACTAAATTCTTGTTCATTGACTGCATCAACTCCGATTTCTACTGCCATTATTTTTAGCTATTAAATGAACCGTGCTTAATTTTTTCTTTTGACCAAGCTTCTAGTTTTTCTTTTGGTGCTTTTCCACCTGCTCCAGAAAATTCTCCATGAGAGTATTTTTTCATAATACCTCCATCAAGCTTTTCTTTTGCAGCTTTTGGATAAGCATCACCCATTTCACCATGCTTGTATTTTTTCATAATTGGTTGTGGCATTATTTCCTCCTAATAATCTTTTTCTTTAGCCATGTCCCAAAAAGATTTTTGAACATGGTCATTTTTCTTGGTTGGATAATCTTTAGTTGCAATATCAACATCAGCTTCTCCACCATGTGCTGATAAATTCATATTTTTTTTATCCTTTTTTTTAGAATAGGGCATACCAAGGTCACCCTGCTTATATTTAGTCATTATTGGTTGTGGCATCTAGCCCTCCTTTATTTTTGTTTTTAAATAATTTATTAATTCTGGATTATCTACT